TCCTTCAAAAAGATGCTGCTGGTACAATGGCAGAGGCAATGGTTATTAGTGAAGATGGCAATGTCGGTATTGGGGAAACTGCCCCAGATTCAGCCTTGCATATTAAAGACTCTGATGTTACATCTGGTAGGGCAGATTCTTCACTACATGTTCAATGTACTGAATCACCAGCAGATATTGGTGATGTATTAGTTTGGTTAGATTGGTCAGCAGATGCAGCAGTTAACGAATTGGCAAGGTGGATATCTATCCACGATTCAGGTGGAGAAATTGGATATTTAACAAGTTCAGATGGGGCAGGTGGAGATATAAATGTAGATTTTACTCAGCCTTCAGATATTAGGTGGAAAAAGGATATTGTAGATACATCTCTTGAAGGTTTGAATATAATAAATAATGTAAAAGTGCGAGATTTTAAGTGGAACTCCGAAAGAGAAAATAAGGAAGATAAACAAGTTATAGGTGGATTCGTAGCTGATGAATTGTACGAAGTCTATCCTCATGCTACATCTGGAACTCCAGGGGCTATGAAGACTAAAGTTACTCCAGCAGTTGAAGCTGTTAATGGTTCGGAAGGAGTGGAAGCTAAAGATGCAGTATTAGATGAAGAGGGAAATATAATTGAAGAAGCTGTTGCAGCTGTAGCAGCTGTAGAAGCTGTAGAAGCACAGGAGGAAATTACGGAAGAAGTGATAGATGCAATGGGTGTAACTCAAGGTAATTTAATCTCTGTTCTCGTAAAAGCAGTTCAAGAATTATCAGCCAAGGTTGATGCTTTAGAAGGTACTTTATCAGAAGCTCCTGCTGAAGAGCCGGAAGAGGTAGTTGAAGATACTGTAGAAGATGCACCAGTTGAAGAAGCATCTGAAGAGGAAGTTGTAGAATCCGATAATGATGAGTCAGCTGAAGAGGAAACTGAAGCAGTAGAAGAATCAGCAGAGGAAACAGGATACCCTGATGGAGATCCATCAATGGTATGGAAAAAGGATGAATTAAAAGCATATATGGATGCCAATGAGATTGCTTATAATGCAGGTGATACTAAGCAAGACCTCTTGGATAAGATAGTTGCGGATGGTGGAGAATAATATGTTAGATACACTTCGTACAGAAACTATTGGAGTTAGTGGTTGGTGGCTATCTATAAGTGGATGGTTACCAGAATTAGTAAGCTTAAGTGTGGGAATCGCCACACTAGTGTACCTTATTATTAAAATAGGGAAAGAGCTAAAAAAATAGGGAGAAAGTATGCCTAAATCTGATAAAGGGGTGGTGAAGCGAATAATAGTAACACCTGACAAGCACTTCCCTTTACACGATCAGCATGCAATCAATTGTCTAAAGAAAACAATTGAAATAGTTAGACCAGATGCATATGTTGATTTAGGTGATGTAGGTGAGTTTCATTCATTTAGTGCGTGGAAGTTTAAACGCAAGAAGAAGCCACCTTTAGAATATTTAATTGATGATTTCACAAAGGATGTGAAAAATGTTAATAGTGGAATGGATATGATAGATGAGTCTTTAGATAAAGCAGGGTGTAAGGAGCTTTATATTACTGAAGGCAATCATGACAACTGGCTTAATAGGTCTGTTGAAATGTATCCATACCTACCCCAGTTCAAATTTGCCAATGCTGTAAAGTTAAAAGAAAGAGGGTATACGTACTACCCATTCGGTAAACCCCTTAAATTAGGGAAACTTTACTTCTATCATGGTCATCAATATGGTGGCCAGTATCATACTGCAAATCATCTTCGGAAGATGGGATGCAATGTAATGTACGGGCATTGGCATGATTTACAACACATGACAGCTACACATATGGATGGACCTAAAGCTGCATGGTCAATAGGATGCTTAAAGGATATGAAGCCTGAAGCAAATAGTTGGTTGGATAATAGGAATATAAACTGGGCACATGCTTTTGCCATAGTAGACTTTTTTAAAAAAGGTCTATTTACAGTACACATAATACAGATAATTAATGGCAAGACCTCATTGTGGGGTGAATTAATAGAAGGCTAAACTAAATAAAGGGAGATATAAATGAGTTTCTTATCAAATTACTGGGAATTTGTTGTAATTGGATTCTTGGTTATAGATAAAATCGTTGCACTTAGTCCATCTAAAATGGATGACTTACTATGGACTACGTTGAAGAAGATGCTAAAAAAAGCTGCTGGAAAATAGATAGTGTTCTATGGTACAATAATTAACTACATTTGGGAGAGGACGTATATGACTCCTCCTTGTTACGCTAGGCTCACATGCTCAGACGGTTCGCTTACTGTTATGTACTCCTCTCCCAGAAAGTTAGAAAAAGATGCCTAAGCAGATTTATAAGATAGTTCAGTTTCATGGAGGTTTGAATAATAATTCAGATCCTAGAGATATAGCTGATAGTGAGCTTTCTGCTGCTACTGATATAATGGTAGATGAGCTGGGTAAGATTAGGCTGATGGGTGGTACTGCAGCACAAGGTGCTGCTGCTAGAACAAATGCTATAACTCCAGGTTATGGATTGTTTCAATTTAGTCATGATAGGATTGATGGACATACAGCAGGTTCTGGAGTTGAAACTGGTGCTGATTATCTAGTATTTTCTGATTCTGATACTACTGGAGTTGTTTCTATCTACAGTGGAGAAGACACTACTTGGGGAAATCCTATAACTGGATTAACTGATAATACTTCTGGTACTGGACAAAGAAAAGATGTGTTTTATAGTGTAGATGGGGCTTTAAGGGTATGTGATGCTGAGTTTAGAAATGATAATAATGTGAAGTGGTATGGATATATAAAAAGAACACATTTTGAGGGACTCACACCTGGTGGAGCTGCCGATGATTATAATAGTTGGGTTAGTAAGGATCAGTCAATAGCTGCTCCAACAAGAGGTTTATATTTTGGTCATACTGAACTTGTTCTTACTGGTCTAGACGGTGCTGGAGGTTCAGATGTAGATACTTTTATATGTACAGAAGCTACTGCATTTGATGGTATGTCTACTGAATTGAATAGAGGAGATTACATTGCTGTTAATACAACTGGAACTGGCGATGGTAAGGCTAGAATAATTACTTCACGAGCAAGTGATTCTACCATAGAAACAGATACTCTTGGTTCTGGTGACTATGTTAGTGATATAGTTATTATTGCACCATCTGCAGGTAAAGGATTTAATATATATCTTGCAGAGACTGGTACTTCTACATTAGGAAGTGGATGGACAGTAGGGGATTATGAAGTTGGAACAACCTTTATTTATGATAATAATCAGGAATCTTTGGTTTTTGAAAATGCTGGTTCAGATAATTCAAGTATTGCTGCCTCCGAAAGAATATTGGCTATCGGAGTATGTGCAACGTCTCCATATGATCCAAGAATTACAGGAGGTCGTGTTTATATAAGAATTTATGGGACAACTGATCCCTGGCAGTTTGTTGCAGAGATAAGCCTAAAATATGGTGTTAAAACAAGTATTGATGGCAGCTGGGATCCATGGGTTATTGCCGGAACTGGTAATGCTCATGATTTAACTTCTACTGGATCAGGAGCTGCTGCTAGTAATGCTTATCTTATGAATGTAAACCCAAAATATGGTTTTTCAAATTCACTACTTTTTAGTCCTAATGTAGAAACATATGAATCATTAAATGGATTCCCTCAAGATTTGGCTACTCTAGATGCTAGGTATAAAACTGCAGTTGTTGCTAATAGAAAGACATATATAGGTAATGTTAAAACTACTAATGAAGATGGAGAGGAAGTGGTATTAGGTGATGCTATGCTTAAATCTCCTGTTAATAAGTTTGATACATTTCCTATAACTAGAATAATTGAAGCTTCTATTAGAGATGGTGATGAGATAATTAAATTAGAAGAATATGCAGATAGAATATTACAGTTTAAAAAGAATAAGATGCATTTAATTAATATATCTCAAGAGGTAGAGTTCTTAGAAGATACATTTTTACATAAGGGAGTATCACATCCTGCTGCTACTTGTAAGACTGATTTTGGTATAGCATGGGTAAATAAACTTGGATGCTATCTGTATGATGGACAGAAGGTAACTAATTTACTTGAGAAGGAGGGTAGGCAGATAATAAAAGAGAGTGAATGGGATACATTTACTACTAATGAACCTATGATTGGATATATCCCAAAGAAAAGACAGCTTCTTATTGTAGATGATAATAGTATTACTGGTACTGGTAAGACATTTTTATATGATTTGGTAACACGATCTTGGGTTAAAGGAGCTGATACTACTATAACAAGTCAAGCTTTAACAAATTTTGTTGTAGATTGGAATGGTGATCTAGCATATGTTCATACTAGTAATACTGGTACTGTAGTTAAATGGGATGATGCTAGTGATATTCAAGCATCTGGTCATGTTCAAATATATACAAAAGATATAGATTTTGGACAACCTGGACAGAAAAAGACAGTATATAAAGTATATATAACATATAAAAGTAATGGAGCTACTAATATAAGAGTTCAGTATGATGATGATGGAGGTGATTTCTCTAGTCCGAAAAATTTTTCTTCTTCTTCTGTTCTTTTTGATAGTAATCTGGAATTAGAAGATACTTCTGGAGAATGGGGTGTAGCTGAATTAGTACCAGATACTCCTTCACAGTCTAGTAATATAAAATCATTTCGGTTACGTTTTTGGAATAATGGAAATACACCAGCTGACTTTGAAATTAATGATATATCAATAGTTTATAGATTAAAAGGTGTAAGATAAAATATGCCAATGACAAGACAAGAGAGAATTGCTGTACATAAGAAGCAGGAGAGATTGCAAGTTAAGGATGGTTTTCCTGCTGCTTCTGAATTGAAAGAAGGTGTGCCTATACTTAGATCTACATCTGAAGGTCTAGTAGAATATGTAAGGCATAATGGTATAGCGTATAAGAAAGAATTTACAAGAGTTGATGAAGGAGTATCTACTGAGTTTCAGTTAATGTCTAGTGGTAGTGGTAATTTAGTATCTGGAGCTAGTATAAATATTGAGGCTGGTGATGATATTAATATTGTAGCAGGAGGCGATACTACAATACATAAAATTATTACTTCCATAGATGCTGACACATATACAGCTCTCTCTATTGATCTTGATAAAACAGGGGCAAGTACAACTACTAATACCATAAATGGCTTATTGATTGATATGGATAATACGACTGCTACTTCTGGTTATAATATAATGAATGGAATTAAATGCACTCCAACTTTAACCCATGCTGCTGATGCTGGTATATCTTTTTTAAATGGCTTTATATTAACCTGTACAGGAAATAATGCAGGAAGTTCCCATGCAAGTATTAATACAGGAATGAGGTTAGAAACAACTGGGGCTGACCAGAATAATGGCATTCTTATGGTGAATGATGATACTGGAAAAGCTTATGATTTAAGAATTGGAAGTTCGGGAGACACGCCATTCGGCAGTCCAGCAGATTATTTTCAAATCTTAACTGTAGCTGCTGGTGCTACTACAATGTCTACTGTAGATGATGATGGAGCTGCTGCTCATTTAACTATTGTTGCTGATGGTCATGTTGAGTTTGATGGATGTGGGGTAGGGTTTGATAAAGAAACTGCAGCATTCGGTACATCACCTATAGATAGCGATGCAAATGACTCAACAGATGTTGATTTCAGGCTAGGCAATAAGTATGAGTTAACATTGACTGATGATATATCAGGTCTTAGTGAATTTATCAATCTTATATTTCCAGCTACTTCTGGTAACTTTATATTAGTATTAATACAAGGTGTAGCAGATTGTACAGTTGCAAGTGCAGGATGGATAGCATATCAATCTGATGGTAGTACTAAGGCTCTGAATAACGCAGGTAATGACCAAGCAGACGGAAGAGTTAGATGGGCAGGTGGTTCTGCTCCAACACTTTCAACAGCACAATATGATGTAGACATAATTTCTTTCTATTGGGATGCTGATAATGAGACAGCTTTTGCAGTAGCAAGTTTGGATTTTTAATATGGAACTACAAGAATGGATAGATGGAGTATTTGAAGAGACTGAAATAGATTATACAATAGCTGGTAAGAATATATTATATAAAGAAGAAACGGAATATTTGAAGAAAGGTGTAAAACTATTATGTGATAAGCTCCATCCTAAGTCAGTATTAGAATTTGGCTTTGGTAAGGGATGGACTGCTACAGAGTTTCAAGAACAAGGTGTTAAGCGTCATATAATACTTGAACCAAATAAAGAGAACTATCAGATGGCATTAGAATGGAAAGATAAATATGATTCAGATATAGAGATACTAAATATCTTTAGTTGGGATTATGATAGTGATGAGAAGTTTGATTTAGTTTATGATGATAGATTTTATCTCAAGAACGAAAAACATTATAAGCATATGGATAAGATATTACCACTAAGACAATGGTATGCAAGTAATGCCCTTCAGGATAATGATAAAGAAAAGGCTGACTACCCTATATTCTTTCAGGTAGATGGTATTAATTATGTTCAATCTTTATCTAAATATGGAGAATATAAACCGTGGCAACAATGATACTATTACCTGGTGGGGAAAATAATGTTAGTGTTCATTGGGAGTATGTTGGTGTAGGAATAAGTAATGTTTGGGAGGCTCTTACAACTGACAATAGTATAAGTTCTTATGCTAAGTGTGACGATTTGGGTGAATCATTTCAAATAGATTTTGCCAATCCATCTGTTGCAGAAGGTGATATAGACACAATTGATTCTGTTCGATTTCTAAGTAGTGGTAAGTCTGCTCATAGGTCAAATGTTACCAGATGTTCTTTCAAATATTATGTACCATCTGGAAATGCAGACCAAAATGCAATTTATCCAGCTCATCGTACTGACTTTACTACAATAAATGGGACTCCAAGAACTACAAGTGATGGTAGTAGTGCTGCTTGGACATATGCTAATTTGGAAGATTTACAGATGAGATGCACTCTGGCTTCAACTGTTGAAGCATATCTATCATATTTTGCAGTTGAAGTAACATATACAGAAGCAGTAACAGCTAATGCAACATTTTTTGGAGCAAACTTTTGATGAAAAAAATTAAAGAAGGATAATATTATGGCAGAACCAAGTGCAAGAGCAAGATTAGGTCAAGTAAGAAGAAATATAATAAAGCGTAAACAGAAAGTTAATATAGTTAGCGGTTTAGCTGAAGATATTGGAGCTATTGGAGCTTTTGTAGGTGGTAAATTAAAAGAATCTAAAACTGCTTGGGATGAATATGAAACTGGTTATAAACAAAAGTTTTCTGATCAAGAATATACTCCAGAAAAGAGAGGATGGTTTTCTAAGCCTAAGGGTGAAGTAACTGTTGGCGATCAAATATATCAAAGAGAAGATATTCAGAAGTTAGGTTCATTTTATCAAAGTGATATTGGTAAAGCACTTGGTGATAGAAGTGCTACTTTTACGGAAAAAATGGTTCCAGGAAAGCCAGTTGAAGCTGGAAGTACAAGCCCTCCAAGTTTAGAAACCGTATCGACTAAGCAGACACTTCAGACTCCTGCCGAACTTCCTAGGTCAATGACTAATATGCAGCCTAGGCGTCAGCAGACGGGTGGCTACTCTCAATACGAAGGTCAAAGAATAGAACCTCTTGAAATGAATCAGAGTTTAGGTCAAAAGGTAGCTAGTGGATTTAAAAGTTTTACGCAAGGCTTCGGAGGTGAAAAATGGGAAGAATGGAAAAAACAAGTTAATTTTAGATCTCCTTGGGAGAGAAATCTTTGGAATTCACAGATAGAGAATAATAAAAATAGATTAGGTACATCACAGACACCAGAAGAAGAATATTATTAATGGATAGAGACTATGCTAAATTCCAGTTTGACTTCTGGACGCAGACATTGGGTCTAGAACACACTTTCTCCTTTGATGAGATGTATGACCTAACTTTGAGAAAAAGGGAGGAGAAACGTCAATTAGAGCTGTCTAAAGAGGATTTTAGACGAGGGATTATGCAAGTACAAGAGAATTTAGAGAATCATCCTGATAGTTTAACTGGAGAAGCTTTACAGAAAGCTAATCCATTAAAGCATTCATTTGCAGATGGATGCTATATAAGGGAGATATTTAATCCTAAGGGAGAATTGTTGGTAACTAAGATACATAAGGTATCACATCCATTCTTCTTACTTAAAGGTGATATGACTATACTTATGGAAGATGGTATTAAACGTATTAGAGCCCCTCATTATGGCATAACACCAGCAGGAACTAAGCGTATTATATATTGTCATGAAGATTGTGTGTTTGTTACTGTGCATGCTACTAAGCTAACAGATATAGATAAAATAGAAGAAGAAGTGATCTCTAAAGATTTTGATGAATTTGATAAGGAAGAGCTAGACAGATTTAAGAAGAGAGTGGAGGTGTCGTTATGAGTTATGTAGTAATAGGATCTGCAGCATTAACTATTGGTGGTAAATTATTTGGAGGCTTTAGTGCAGGTTCCAAAAAAAATAAGGCTAATATTCAAGCAGGTAAAGATGCAGCATATGATATTTGGCAAGATCAATTGGGTTTATTAGGAGATGTAAGGACACAAGCTGTTTCTGGTGCTACTCAACAAGCAGAACTTGGATTTGCTGGTGCTGAAAGTCAGTATGCTGGCGGAGTAAGAGATGTAACGATGGGAACTCGAACTGGAACACGAGATATTAGAGAGTCTAGTGAGGCTGCTATTTCTCAATCTGGTTTAGCTACATCAGGAACTATTGAACAGAAAGTTAAAACACAGACAGCTGATTTAATGGGAAAATATAAAAGTGATATGACGAAATTATTTGAGTCGAGAGATCTTGCATCAAAACAAAGAGATCTTACGATTTCAACTGCAAAAGAAGAGGCTGATCTTGCATATAGAAGTGGGGAAATGTCAGCAGAAGAAGCATATCAAGATACATTAACAGGACTAGAAGCTGAACCAGATACATTTTTAGAAGGTTTGTTTTCATAAGGGGAAATTATGGCAACAGGTATATCAGGAATATTACAGATAATACAACAGCAACAAGCAGCTGAAGAGAGAAAAGAAGCTAGGCAGCAGAATTTAGCTTTAACTCTTCTTAGTATGGAGATGAGGGAAGCTGAGAGTGCCAGAAGTGTTCTTCTTAAGGAATATTATAATAAAAGGGATGAAGTAGCAAAGACTGAAGAGATGTTTGATAAGTATAGTGCTGCAGATCCTGATTATAAATCTCCAGATGGTATGGATATGATCAAGATAGTAGACGAACAGAATAAAATTGATATGGGAGCTGTTGTTCAAAATCTTGATTCTTTAACTACTTATGAAAATAAGTTAGAGGCATCATTGTTTGAGTTAGAGTCCCAGGGGCAGAAGTTACAAGAACTACAGTCTACTATAAATCCAAATACTGGTAGACCATTTTGGGGAGTGAATAAAATTTTACAACCTTTTGAGTATAGACAATTAAAAGAATATGCATTAACTCCAGTTGAGGAAGGTGGCCTAGGGTGGCCTACTACAGCAGGTGCGGATGTTGAATACTATAAGACTGATGCTTCTACAAGAGAAATTCAGTCCTTTCAATTCACAGAGAAACTGAAAAAGGATACAAAGGTTGGAGCTGAGGGAACTTATGCTATATTACAAGCTATGTATACTCCAGGTGAAGGTGAGAATACTGATGATTTGGTAGACAAACTTACTTATGAAGATGTAGCAACTGGAAAGGATATAGAGCCTTCTGAGGAAGTTGTATCTGCTATACAGAGTATGGCTGCACAAAGTTATGATTATGATGATTTCTTAACTAATCTAAATGCTTACCCAGCATCAGGTGGTGGTGATTTAATTAGAGCAGAGTTACTTAATAATCCCAATACAGCACAGTTATTTAGTAATCTAAAGACTGGTGCTGATTTGATTAGGACTTTAGATGATGAGCTTGCTGGTATTAATCAGCCAGATGACGTTACAGATTTTGATAGATTTGTAGCTGATATTTCAGGAGTTACAAATGAAGAAGCTTTATTTGGTCTTTATGATGAAGCAATAGCTGGTAGAGATCCAGCATTACATGATAAGTTTTTTGATGTAGTAGAGGCACAGCTTGGTGGAATAGATGCAGGTAAGGCATATATGAAATATAAGGGTTTTTATGATCCACCAGATGATCCGCCAGATGATCCATCAAAAGTAACAAGTGAACTAGAAACTAGTATAGAAGATTTATCTGAAAAACTAAACCTTTTATGGGAATCAGGCTTTCATGGTACAGAGGCATATGAGAATATTAGTGATAGTTTGAAGGTTTTAAATCAAGAACTTAGGCAAAAACAAACTTATGAAAATTATGTTGAAGAATTGAATAGAAAATTATCACAAGGAATAATGACTGAAGAGGAGCTATCTGAGCTTTCTTCTCTTGTCGATATAAGTGTGGAGGATTTAAAAGCAGCAATGGAAAAAAGACATCAACGAGAAATAACTAGAGCTCCATCTCCCCGTAGAGCTTTTTATGAAGCAGGGTTACAAGAATAATGCCATTACCAAAGGAATATTACGATATATTAAAGTCAGGAGATAGACCTGTAACTTCTCCCACACAACCCTCTGGAATGTATCCAGATATAACTCCAGATGTACAAGGAGATCAGGATAGTGCTTGGGCTTCTATTGGAGATTTTATGTGGCAATTTGGTGCTGGTGGTGTATCGGGACTTACTTGGGGAGCTGCTGAATTAGCTGCTCCATCTAAGCCTTGGGAGGAAATGAGTGGTGCTGAAAAATCAGGATGGATATTAGGTGAGGGTGCTTCACTATTTGCACCTTGGGGGCCATTTGGATTGCTTGGTAAGGGCTCTAGACTAGCTGCTAAGGGTGCTAATAAGTTTGTTGGTAAGGCAGCACAAGAGGCTGCTGAAACAGGTATAGCAAACTTAACTGTGAAACAAGGTGCGGCTGTAGCTGCAGCTAAAGCAAAGGGTGTTGATTTTTCAGATGATATAGTACAAGGTTTAAATAAGCTAGCCAAGGATGATTTAGGTGTTAAATGGATTAAAGATTTAAGTGCTACTGGTACTGCAGCTCTTAATGCTAGTGATAATTTAGCAGCTACTGGTACACGAGCTGTAATGAAATCATTTAAAGATGCTGGTATGGATATAGTAGAACGAGATGCTGCAAAGATAGCAGGTGAATTTGTTGAGAGTGTAAAGGGTGGTACCTATGTAAATGATGTAGCTGAATGGGTTGCTCGTGGTCTAGCAGGCCGTATACCTGATACTGCAAAGGGCTTTATGTCTAAATATCTTGGTATGGCAGCACAAGATCTAATGATGATAGGTACACATAGCCTTGTATCTGGTAAGATTAAAGCTCTTGCTAATGGTGAGGACTTTGATGCAACTGGAGCTTTAAGTCATGCAGGTTTAATGTCGCTTGGCTTCCCACTTATAAGGATGATACCTGGTGGTGGAGTGGCTAATATATCTACTGGTGTTAAAGCTTACATGGGCAAGTTTAAGAATACTAACTATAAAGCTATTGAAGAAGCACATGGTTCAGATGTAGTTAAGAATATGCTTAAACTTATGGTACGTGGAGAAAGAAAAGATTTATGGAGTAGGAGTAAGTTGGGTGATGCTTGGTGGAAAGCAGGAGGTAAGATATATAAAAGTGCTGAAGAAATAGAAAGAGCTTTACCTAAAATGAAGATGGCTGATGTTCATACTTTACTTAATAAGATGAATAAGACTGCCAATCAAGAGCTTTTAAAGAAATGGGGTCCTGGATTTTTATCTGATCTTGGTAGATCAGTACCAAGAATGGGTGTAGGTGTTCTTGCTATGAATCCTTGGATACTTGATAAGGATGCTTGGGGATCTATGGAAGGTCCTGAATTAGCATCCCATATGTTTATGTCTGCTATAATGACTAAGGGTAGAGGTGCTTGGGGGCATAAAGAACAGCGTGCATACTTTGCAGACTTTACTCCTTATCATGAAGCTTTGCATTTACTTGGTGTAAATACTGAGAATGTACAAGATGTTCTTAGATTTCATAATGGTAAGGCTGTATATGAAGGTATGGGTCTTGCCCTTGGTACGCATGAAGTTGGTCAAGAACTTGTAAGTATCTTTGATGGTGAGTTAAAGACTGCTGAATCTAGACCATCTGGTAGGGATTTTAGTAATCCTGATCATGCTCTAGTTGTAGATCTTGGCAATTTATATAATGTAATAAAGAATCAGGCTGATCCAGATTTTAAACCTATTAAGATGGAGAATTTAGATGCTAAAACTTTAAGTAATCTATCTAATAAATTAAAAGGTCTTAAGTTTTCTGATGGTAATACAGTTGATGATATAGGATATGAGGGTGCTTTAGTTAAACTTACTTCTGATACTAGAGCTCGTGGGATTGAGATATATAAGCAGATGATGGCTTCTCTTGGTAGTGAACTTGGATATGATGTAGCTGTAACTAAAGAAGGCAGGGTTACTGGTAGCTATGTATTATCTAATAAAGAAAATAAACCAATTGATGATGCTAATACTTACAATAGAGTATTAGATGCTTTAAGAAATATTAATGAAGCTGACGTCAAGACTGGTATAGATGCTGATGCTCAAAAGCAGAACTATGAAAAGATGGTAAGAGATAGTGGACTTACTGAAGAACAATTTAATATAAGAACTCGTGAAATTATTGATGAACATATGGATGTTCTTGGCAGGGAGTACGGTGATAAGAATATCTATAGAGATCCTGTTAAGGAAAATCCACTGTGGAAGTTTTTCGAGCAGGCTAAAAATGTTGAAGCTGCTGAAAGAGTATACAATATAGCTCAAGGAAAGTTCCCTTCTGGAGATCCAGCAAAGGATAAGATTCTTACAGAAAATTTAGATACATTATTCAAGTTAACTGATGATAGGTATGCTTCATCTATAGATTCATATAAAAATCTTATTAAAGGACTTATTAAAGATCCCCAGACTGATAAAGAGAAAGCTGCTAACGAATCTATAATAGAAAATATTGAAGATCTTCGTCTATTATTTGATTTGAGGAAACAAGCATTAGGTGGCACTTCTAAAAAAGATGCTAGTGAAAGAGGTATTATAGATGCTGAAGGATTGTCTATAGTACAAAGAAAATGGCAGGATATATATAGAAGTCTTCCTGTCGAGTGGAAGCAAAATTGGGCTGGTCATACTAGAAAATTATATATTGAAAGAATGTATAAAGGACGTGGATTTGATAGAAGGGCTATCAATTTACTTAGCTTTATGTCTGATAATAATTTAGTATTACCAGGTGAAGGTGGTATTATTAATATGCCATCTAAGGAAGCTGTATTAAAAGAACTGCAAGGTAAAGTTTCTAAAACCCAGTTAGCTGAATATGAAAGATCATTGAGTACTATTAGACAGGTACTTGGTGATGATGTAGTTAGGGAAATAGATTGGGCCTTTACTGAAAGTGGCAGGAGGCAGCTTGAAGAAGTAGATATGAGTAATTATATTAAGGCTGCAAAGTTACTTGGTAATGAAATGTATTCAGATATGCTTGTTAATACTCAAGCAACTCTTCAAGAGATTGGCTCTAAATCTGGAGGTATGAGGAGAAGAATACATGAATTACATAATGAAATTACTACTCTTCTTGATACATTCGATCCAACTACTAACAAAGCTCCTGTTAAAGATCCAATTGGTGAAATCAATGCTTTAAAAGATAAGCTTATGTCTTTAGAACAAGTAGCTAGAACTAAAGAAAGTAAGGAGGATCTTGGTGAAGTTATTGTTCAGCTACATACTTTAATTGATTCCATTGATCCGGCTACAAGTAGGTTTAATATTTCTAAAAAGAGAATCCTTACTGAAGAAGAGCAGTTGACTGGTGATGAATATGGAATACATGATGCTTTAACTCGTCCAATACAAACAACTTTATCTAGGTTATTTGCTAAAGAGCATGAGTCTATTGATAGATTAAGAGAGCTTGTTGTTAAGTTGGAAAATCTTTCTGCTAGCGGTAGAGCTGGACTTGGTCTTGATAAGTCTGATACTATGAGAATCCTAGAAGATCTATCAAGAGAATGGTATGAGACTTATAAGGGAGAAAAGGGTAAAGGTGTTAAGGTATTATCCGAGCTTATCACAGAAATAAATGAAAAGGGTTTCTTTGGTGATGCTATTAAATTATTAGAAGGTGTTAATGAGCGTGTTAATCGTGAGGTTATTCTAAATAATGAACATCATCCTCTCAATGAAGACGGTGTACGTATGTCTGAATCACTTGAAAAGGGATATAAAACACATGAGCATCATCGTACTCCTATTGAGATAGCAAAAGATTATGGTCTTGTAGATAAGGATGGCAAGATAGACCAAGGCTTTAAGAAAGCTGTATCTCAGAATCCGTATAGAGCTTTAGCTGATAATGTACGTGAGAAGATATTTGCTCAAGATCCTGCAAAGAAAACTATATCCCAAAAGGAGGCTGAGTGGAGAAGGTTTAGAGAGAAGGATGCTGTTGAGCTTTTAACTAACATTCTAAATTCCCAGCCCATTAATAGGGTGAAGATACTTGGCATTACAAAGGCTGGTGAAAAGCGTGGCATTCTTGAGTTTAATAATAATGCTCCACATATACAACATCCCAATACTAAGTACTTTAATGATAAAGGTTATAAAGTTCACTGGATAGATGATACAATTAGTATTGATATCGGTGATGGTAGACTTAGGAATGCAAGCATCAGTACTTTTGAGAGTCCAGATCAGATTCAGAAGTTTTTAAATGAAGCTTTACGTACCGACAAAATTACACAAGAGATACTTGATGGCTTCCAATCTATAGATCCAGGTTTAGGTCAGAGAGATATAAGAAAGATTTTAAAGAATCCTACTGATTATGTATTCTATTTAAGATTATCTCCCATGGATAAAATGATGTTTATAGGTACTGAAAAGAATCTTAAAGTTATGGATACAGAGTTTGAAGCTTGGTATAATAAAGCTTTAAGTAGATATTCTGGTAAAGAACGTGACGTCTTTGAACAAATGTTTGGGCATTTAAGGACTGCTTCTAATAGCTCACGTCATATGGTAGAACTTAAAATGCTTTTACCTTATATTGAACATACTGGTAGAAGAAGTTCTCTTAACGAAATGATTGCAGAATATGCTGGAGATGCAAGACCTCAGACTCTTGCTAAGATAGAAGCTAATATGTTTAAGCGTGGATTCTTATTTGATGGTGGCACTACTCAGCCTATGAGATATGAAGTATTAGATTGGATGAAAAATCATCATCCTAATACAGAAATTAAAGAAGAGGCTAATCGTGTTTTACAGAATGGTGGATTTGTTACAGGCTTAATTGCTGATAAAGCAGCAGAAGGAGATAAATCCCACCCATTAAATATAGAAAATGTAGAAATGGGACAGCTTCAGATTATAGGTAATCAAGCATCTGGTTTAGTTAAAGAAATAGCTCTAGCACAACAAAGGTCTTTAGATGGTATGCCTAGTTTAATGGCTTCTTTACTTGATGGTGGTAAGTTTGCATCTGAAAGAGTGGCGAAACTTGTTATGGCTCAAAAAGGTATGCTTGATACAGATTTTACTAATAGTCCTAATGGAGCTAAGACAATTATATTCGCTACAGGTGCTAATCAAATGGGTGGTAAGGGTTATTTGATATATCATCCAGAGATAGCAGCACACATGCCTGATGGTGTAGATATATTACTTGGAGAAACATCTGCTAAAACTTATGATGGTATAGCTATAAATGGTTCTAAGCTTTCAGCTTATGATATATCTGGAGCTGGTCCTGAATGGCAGAGTTCAATAAGAAATATGGGTAATGGCAATAAAATGTTACTACCTATTGAAAGTCTTGGTGTATCATTTACATCTAAGACTGAGACTGGTGTTACTATATCTCCTTCTATTTTTGACTTTCAATCTCCAAAAGCAATAGATAAAGCTGTTGCGTGGATGGGATTTGAGGCTAAGTTAAAACAAATTGGTATACAATGGAACTCAGTTCATAGAGATGGTGCTAAACTATCTGAATGGTTATATGAAATAGGGCAGTCTGAAGGCAATCCATTAGATAAGGGTGATATGGGACTTACTAAGTTACTATTTAGTTATGGTGCTATGCCTAATGCTCCTTATGTACAAAAGGCTCTTAGGAGATTACTCCGCAGTTCAAACTATAAGCATCTTGGTAAAGTATCTAACCAGAAAGGTGGTGAAGATAATTTCATTATACCTAATATTAAAGGTGACTTGTCTGTTCCTTTGTATGCAGAATTACATGTAACAGGATATAGATTTGATCCAACAACAGGTAAAGATATACGTGGACCCGGAGAGCAAATAGATAGAGCTGCTGTAACTTATGGTGGCATAGGTCTCAATAGAAATACTGCTAAAAGACAGTTGGGTAATGGAATTGGATCTAATCTTGAAGGTGAGAGATTTATATTTAGAGATGGTAATGGTGTAGATGTAGTAATTGGTATAGAGAATGGTAAGCCTAAGTTTTATAGCACCTTTTATTCTAAGGTTGGTAAAGATATTCAGTATAAAGGTACAGATGCTAGTGGTGCAGATACTTTTCGTGATGCTAACATTAGTATGGAATCTACGAGTAAAGCAAAGGCTGAACATCAATTAAAAGATCTTATGGATAAGGTTAAGAAACATGATCTTAATTACTTTGATGTGTTTAGGCTATTAGATGGACAGACTATAACCAAGGTCAAAAGTGGTGTAGCTACTACATTTAATATACCTGTGGATGCCAATCTAAAGATGCAGTTTGGAGTTATGTCTCACGCTATACCAGTTATTGGACATGATAAAGTTATATTCCGTGTAGAGAAAATATTAGATAATATGAATGGCCTTGCTGAGGTAAATGTACATGATCTTCGCACTGTAATGCAGAGAGATAATGATGGTGACCATTTATATACACATACTAGATTGCCTTGGGAAGTATTTAAATCATTCGCTAGTGAAAATGGACGCAAGGATGATTTTAGAATGTTTCAAGGAAGGGAAGAAGTTCTCAATAGAGATTATATTAATATCTTTGGCATAGGTGAAGGTGGTAAGGCAGGAGAGAATGGAGAACAAGTAGGTTTCCAAAATTATGCTTCCAAGTTACATAAAGCACAAATGATGATAGGTGAGGTAATAGGTGCAAGAAGTGCTATCTCTTGGTTGAATAGAGTAGGCTTTAATATGGAGGGCACTCCTCTTCTTAAGGATATGCTTACTAAAAATAAGATGAGTTCAGATCATTGGAAGACAATGGATAAGTTCTATGATACTATTCAGAATGCTATAGATATTCATGGTGGTATTCATGAAGCTTTACAAACTAGAAATAAATTAAAAGACTTCTTATTCTTTGGCCATAAGGAGCAGTATGCAGAGCCTACTGGTGATCCAGTATTTGATAAGCATAATCAACCAGGGCTTGGATTCTTTAACGATAAAACTTTTGGCAAGACAGCATTACAGAAGAAACTATTTTATGAAATACTTAGGACTCTAAAGAAAGCTAATATGATACAGAATGATACTTGGGATGAAAGAGGTAGTCGTTCTCCTGAACCATTTGAAATTAGAAATGCTTATTATGATATAAGAGCTTTCTTTGCTAACCCTAATGCTTATTTAGCTAAGCAGTTATCTAGAGAGATAGGTCGTACGAGTGATGCTGATGGTACAAGATCAAAGTTGGTATCTGAATATGCAGAGATGTTTTATGGTGATACTTATGATATTAAGAGACGTGATGGAAGAAAGGCTTTATATTTTGATATATTAAAAGGCAAGCACGATAGTATAATGAAGCAGAAATTTAATTTTAGTAATATTCCTGCTGATGATCCTGTTGCTGCGTTTGATAGGTCTATAGGTGGATATGTAATGAAAAGATTGCTTGGAACTAATGGATTCTGGGATGCCAATTATGGTGGGTTGGAAAATGGCAATAGAGATATGTATAATAAGGCAGGGTTCTTTGTTAAAAGTATTGAAAGTTTTGTAGAGACAGCTCGTATGTTTGGTGATAATCCAGTGGAAGCAGCAGGTGATAGGGCTGCTGGTGCTATGACAATCAGATCATTTGATACTGCACCTGTCTCTCCTGAAATAAGGAACTCTTTAAATAATGGTGTACTTAGAGAATTAATACAGAGACAACATAGAAATGTAATGGGAACTCTGGATTATTTTAGATCAGAAAGGTTTTCTAATGCTGACAAGGTAGAAAAATTACAGAGAAGGCTTGGTAATTTACAATCTGCTATGGATATAATGGACAATCAGATAGCTAAGAATATGGTTATTGAAATTGCAGATCCAAGTATTATTACTCCAAAGAAACCTGGAAAGTATCCTTTTAATAGGCTACCAAAGGGCAAGAAGATTGCCATGTATAGAATTAAAGGTGATGTTAGAGTTCTTAATAAAGATGAAAAGGCTACTCTTTTCAATCATTCAATAGATGCAGAGAAGAACTTAGATTATGGACAGCTTGAATTTGTAGGTAATTTTGATAGGAATAGTAAGCCCATATTTACAAGACAGGGCTATACATATCTAATAGATAATAAACCTAAGCAACGTATCTCTCAAAGTAGTAATGAATCTAGATATTCTATGGCTTTATTTAAAGCTACGTATGGTAATGATATTACTCCAGAGAGATTTATTAAGACAGAGAATGTATCTGATTTTAGAGATGATGTTCGTAGACTTAGGGCATCTATTAGTATAGATTATATCAAGACAGTACAGGATGCTTTATCTAGTCGTGTATTAAGCGATGGTCTTTATTCTTTAGAACAAGTTAAGGAGGGTAGAGCTATAGCTGAATTTGTAGAACGTTGGAGTGATAGTGTCATTGAAAGTAAGGATCCTATGACTGTACTTCTTAGATATTTATTACAACCACAAGTTACACCTTCATCATATTATAAAGATGCTCAAGGCCATGAGATGCCTGCTTATAAAACTAATGAACATTTATATAAAACTCTTTTACAATGGGCAGAAAACAATGGGCATCATGATTTTGTAAGGCAATTAGTAAAAGATGTTGAACATTATGCTGCTGGTAAAGATACAGAAGTAGATATTAGTAGTTATAGTAGGGGTAGCATGGATAGATTTGACTATTCAAAGCTAGGTGAAATGGCTAATCCAGTTAGATCTTTAGTTAAACATCTAAATGTATTCTTTGCTTCGCCTACGTTAAATGCTAAGTTAGATGGTATTATACCTAAGTCTAGAGGTGAAGTTAAGACAGTTATAGGTAAGGATGGTAAGAAGATACCAATACGTAGGATGCCTAAGAAGGGAGAGTACTGGAATATCCAGACTGATCAGACAGGTGAAGGTTGTTAAATGAAAAATAACGAAAAAGTATTTCTATATATACTTGATTTTCAACTTTGTTTTAAGAAGTCGCCCCACCCAGCGTATGAAATTTTGAAATCTAATGGCTGATAAAGTGGATAATAGAGCCTTTGCAGTTAATATATCATATATAAGGTCAATATGGGAGTGCAAAAGGGGTGCAGGATGCGTTTTATGGACGTTTCTCTGTTTTTCCGACCTTAGGTACCACTTGAATATAAAAGGAATTTAAATGGGACTATGTAATGTAACTAATAAAACCAAGCAAGAACGTATGAAGGCTATGAGCGATATATACGACTATTGGATTACTAAGAAAAATGTAGTGGATAGGTTTAGTTCTAAATCTATTGATGGTAAGCGAGATTATAATAGAGAATCTTCTGTTCATAATCTTAAATGGCTTATAGAACAGCGTTTAGAAATGCCTTGGGATTCTGATAGTCCCCTTACTGATGCTCATTATAGAAGAATTAAGGTAGAAATTGATGCTTTTGATAGAGCTTTAGGTGGGAAGTTTAGTAATTTGGCATGGGTGGTACCAGAAGGAATATCAAAACAAGATCCAACCGCAAGAAAATTCTATCTTGAATTAAATAACATCCTTAATTATGAACGTGTTCAGATTAATAAAGTTCTTACATCTAATGGCTTTATTGCTAACCATATGCTTGATGCATATATATCTATACATGGTGGCAAGAAAGACTTAGCTACTAAAAAACTCAAGGAATTGAGAAAAGAAATGGCTGAGGCAGATCCTAATGAGCACGTACAAGCTGAATTTATTGGTAAGGTAGAAGATTTTGTTGCCAGTGATAAGGGACGAACTATTAGAGAATTTATTGAGCTTACTCAGATGGATAATGAGACCTTTCAAGAAGCACGTAAGCCTAGTTACAGAAATGAAGCTGGAGATTTAGTAGAATACAATTCTCATGTATATAAAGCTGTAGAAAAGGCAAGAGATAATTTAAATGATATGAGTGGTGTCTTTACAAATGGTCTTATAAATTTACAGAAAATTATTGCATTAAAATATACGAACAGTACAAATATTAAAGAAGCAAGGGCTGGTAGTGATCAGGCAAGAAGGATGATTGATATTATCGAAGATTCTATTACAGATATAAAAGCTGGTAATAAGAGGGGTGGTTATTTCCCACAAGTACAGTTTGAGACTATAATGCAGATTAAGGATAACTTATCTAAAGCTATGAATGCTAATAGACTTACCAGGGATTATGCTTTTGCTGATGTAGTAGATAATGTGATTGCTAAGATTGATATTAATAAGATACCAGCACATGCACAGAGAAGTAACCCTTTATTAAATAGATATTGGGAAAAAGATCCATTATTTGTTCTAAAAGAATATGGAGATCAAGCAGCTCAGTTTAATAAGATGATAAAGACTCAGATTACTTATCTGGATGCTTTAAAACATTTACCTAATACTGATGTAGAGTTTCAGAATGGATTAAGAAGGTTTATTGATGAGGAGTATACTGTATTTACACAAGGTACTACTGGACGTCCTGATTGGGCAAATGGAGCTGTTACACTTCTTAATTCTCTAGCAACAGCAAGAACTATGGGACTTAATATTACTGGAGCTGTTAAAAATGCTGCTAGTGCAGTCCATTTTTATAGTAGAGTAGGTATTGGTGCACTTTCATCAGCTCGTAAAGCTATGTCTCATGATAAAGAGTTTCAGAATATGATGCAGAAGGCTGAACAAGAGGCTGGATTCTTATTTACAGATGTAGCAAAAGAGTTATATACTGAGGGACTTATTAGTAGAAAAGACTTAGAATCTGGTAAGGTAGATTTTGATCCTCTTACTGGTAAGATTTCTATAGAGGGAACTCCCGTTAGGGATGCTTTGAAAAAAGGAACCAGTTGGACTATAGATAAGTTATTGTATTTCCATAGACTTACAGAGAATCATCAGCGTAAGTGGATGTTTAGAACTGCTTTCCATAGAAAATATAGTAAACTTGTAAATGATGGGTATGCTCCAGATAAAGCTAAAGCATTCTCTCAGGCATATGCTTTGAAGATGGTTAATAGTTGGGCATATGAATATGCAGCTCATGCTAAATCAAAAATTGTACGTGGTGAATGGAGAACTATTGATGAAATTGAAGGTGGAAAGATAGTAAAAAAAGGTTCAGGTGTTGCTGGGGCAGGATCTGAAGTAGCTTTCCACTTACTTCATTATCCTATGTCTTTATTTGAAACACATTATGATGCTTTAAAAGGTATACATAAATCTGCACTTGCAAGACAGGGATTAGAATCAGAGGAAATACAATATGCTATGAGGTACGCAGGTGTATCACTTGGAGTAGCTTTAGCATCAGCCCTTACTAATATAGATTTTACTAATATTATTGAAAATGAGAGTGTAGAACGTATTCAGCGTGTTATGGATGACCTTACTCAATTTGACAATCCAGATAAAGGTACATTTGGACTTATGTCTGAATTTACTGGTCCTACTCTTGGAACATTGAAACATTTAGCTGTAGCTAATGAGATTATAGACATAGATCATAATGATTTAAATAAAATTTTGTTTGGAAATGTAGATTTTGCAGATGATAGTGATAAACTATCTACTATGTATGCTGCTTATCAATGGTCTACTGTGTGGGGTGTAGGTAAGAATAAGATATGGCCATCACTTAAAGCTGGTAGGGGTAGGGATCTTATTACACATTGGTTAAAACTTTATCCCAATCAATATACTAAAGAAGCACATCAATTTATTTTTGGTAAAAAACCTAAGAAAGAGAAGAGGAAAAGAGAAGCTGGTGTTGAAAGAGCATTAGCAGTTCTTGAAGGTATGCGTAGATAATATGGAGACAATCTATTACCTACGCTTTCCTTCTTAACCTCTAAACAAACTTCTATTCCGCCCTAAGCCAAGCGTTACTTGTAGAGGCCAAAATATAAGATTAAGTTCAAAGTCTTCATTAAAGCAATATAATTCAATACCAATAGGACATATAAAGATACTTAAATAATCTTTATGTATACTACAACCAGCATATTTATTACCAAATTCCATTACCTATCCTCCGGCATTGAAGTAATGAATCTTTCTTCTAACCAATCGTCAAATCTCATGATGATGAGAGTTTCACCTCTATCTTGTTTACATACTACAGCATCTACATGTTCAGTTGGAACTAGAAAAGATGCCAGTTTCTTCCTACATTTTGCTTGAACCTTGAAATCTTGACCTATGAGGACATCAACTTCTTCATGCATACCGAGGGAAGCTCCATTGCTTCCCCATGCACGTTTAGCTGTTTGACTTTTGCCCTTAACTAGGTTTACTATTTCTCGCTCAAACCGGTTCCCTTTGGCTTTGCTTGGACTTGGCATTATTCTTTGACTCCTTTCTTAATTTAGCAGAAAACCTTTTCATAGCAGCATCAGCTTCTGCAGATATCTTTTGAAATCTGCTAGTCTTTGGTTCTCTAAGATTATGGGTAGCTTCTATAGAATTGCTTTTTAATTGTTTCTCTAGTCTGTCAACAGTATCAAGCAACTCATTATTTTGTTGTGTGAGTGTCTCTATTTTCTCTAGAGCTATCTGGAAATTGAATTGTTGATAAGTATTAACTTCCTTTTCCACTAAAGTCCCATTCTAGCAGATACCTGTTGTAGTTTTGTATCTATTGTATTTAGAAAAGTTTCGAGTGTAGTTATAGAATCTCCAAGAGATTTTGCTTCATCAGATTCAAGTTCACTACTTTTTACAAGTTCTATTTCATTCAATCTATCAGATAATTTAGTTAACTCAGTACTTATAAAATCAACATCAGACTTTACTTTATCAGCTTCTATTTTATTAGATTCTATATTATCAGAATATTGATCAATAGTTACAAACTTAGTTTCATCAGCTTCCGTTTCATCAGACTTTGTTTCATTAGATGCTGTTTTTCTTCTACCAAACCATCCTATTTTCTCTTCTTCTTTCTCTTCTTCTTTTTTTTCTTCAGGATATGGAGTTTCAACTTCTGAATTAAAAACAACAGTGGAACCTATATCTTCAATACTTCCAGTACTGCTTTCAAATCCATTTTCTATTCGTGATTCAGTACTTTCACTTGCTTCTTGTTCTAAATGTTCTAGCTTCTTATTTAGTTCTAGTCTTTCTATTTTTTCATTTAGTTCTTTGATTTCTTCTAGTACTGTTTTAGCCATTTTTTAGTCCTCTCTTCTATTATTGTGTTTAGTTTAGTTTTATTCTTCTTACCATGTTCACGTAAAGCACACGCTTTACATACTTCAATTTCTTTATAAGGATGTTCAGGGGGAATAGCAAAGTTACCATAGATATATACATGCTGTAACTTATGCGAGCCAGAACACATAGTACACTTGAAATATTTCCTTGGCAACTTTGCATTTATCCCAAACATTTATAAATTTTCTAACTGAGATATAGGTATTATTCTCAATCTAACATCATTACTTAAGATCTGTACTCTAAATTGACTAGCAAATTCCTTAGTAATTATATATTTATGAGGGTATACTATATTTCCATGTTCATCTTTATAATCAATACTAACCTTACAGGGGAGTCTAAACTCTGCTATACCTATAGCTCTCTGTTTAGAGCCTCCATCCCATATGGGTTCTCTAATTGTGTATTCACTTATCATCTTTTCTCCTTAATATTGGAAGATAAGAGCGAAGGATCTCCTCAAGAACCCGAACTTTTTTACGGAGTTCGGTGTTCTCAAGGAGAATTCTCTTTAACATTTCTTGAAGTGCCTTTATGCGACTGCCCTGCATAATCCATCTACAATAGTAGCATTCTGTCCATAACTAGCAACAGTAGGATTCTTTTTATGCCATAGAAGATCAGTAGCAGTATTCAATAATGTCCATCCATTATGAGGAGTCTTATTGGTAGGATCAGTATATTTATCCACTATATTACCCCATAATTGTACTGGGATATCTTTTAGATGATTATGTCTAATCTTACCTAACTCTTCAGTAGTAACCTTTAAATTACTAAGAGATTTAAGTTTTCCTAAGAATTCATCTATATTAGAAGATCCACCACTTAAACTATTAATATTGGTTACTACTTGCTCTAGATTTTCATGCCAATCTGAGCTAGATGGTTCATGTGTAAATCTATATGTATTGAAATAATTCTTACTCATCATTCCATTTGTACATATTAATCTATAAAGCATCATAGCAAAGCCAAAAGCTTTCGATCCATCGTAACTGTTCCAAAATTGCATGCCTAAGGCTACATCGTCATTTTGGGCTACCTCACCACACACATGATCAGATTTCATGGAATAGATATAACTACGGCCGTTAAAGAACGTTTTATCAAATGTAAAGTTTAAATTACATTCATTTGCTACTTGATTAGCAGCATCTTTTACTTCTTCATTAGATAATAGCATATAGCTATGACCTACTACACCTGCTTCTCTCCATTCAGATAGCTTTTCTCCAGTTTCTGGATGTTGCATCTGAACTGCATAAGCAGATGATGATATACCATTATAATCTAATGGTACTTTTCTTATTGGTAAATACGGGTTCATGGGGTTTCTCCTTCTTGTTGGTTTAACTTTTCTAACTTTTCATTTATTAATTTAATCTCTTCTAGAATTTTAATCCTAAATTGATTCATACCGTCTCTCCAGTCAGCTTCTTCGGTGATGCGATCATTAATCATTTTAACTTTTCTCTGAATATAGCTTTATATCCTCTAAGATCA